AAGTTGCACACGTCCTGATCGATCAGGTTGTTGAGGCGCACGATCTGCGGCTTCAGCACCCGTTCGCGGTAGTTGTCGATGTCGAGGGCCAGATTCTGCGAGGACACCTGCGTATCAATGCCGCGCTGATACGACAGCGTCAGCGGCACGAACGTCTCGGTGATCGCTTCAATCTGGGCCGCCTGGCCAAGCCGGCCGATGTAGCGGGGCGGTTTGCGGATGTTCAACGTCTGGCCAAGGACCGTGCCGCCAAAGTCGAACTGGTCGGAATATTCGCTGTTGATGCGCTGCATCACCTTGTCGGTGTTCTCGAGCACGTCGAGAGCTTCGAAGGTGACGATGTCGTTCGTGAGGAACGTATTCGCCATGAGGCGGCCCTACTCTTATCGACGCGCTTTCCGTTCGGCCTCCCGTCGCGCTTTATACGCGGCGTAATCGCCCTTCCGGGCAGCGTCGGCAGACGGTGTCGGCGTCGTTGGGCTACCGGACCCCACTGGCTGAATAGGGGCAGGCGGCGTGATCGTTCCGGCGTTCGGCGTCGAGGCCAGTGATGCGGCGCCATTCGTCGGTGCGAGCGTGGAGAGCAGCATCCCAAACTCAATTGGATTCGCTTGCGCGAGTCGTTGAGCCAGCCCGCCGTCCTTCACGATCGCGTATTGCACATGCTCACTCTGCGGATGCTGCAAGATCGCCTGGATTTTCGCGGCATCCATCGGCACTTGCGAGCCGGGTCCGGTCGTGCGCATGGTATCGAAGTCCGCGTAAACCTTCCGGCCTTTCGCCCAGGTGCTTTCGGCGTGGTTCAGAAAGTCGCGAGAGGCGCGATCCGCTTCGATACCGCTCCGGATGCGCGCGTCGATGTCAGATTGCTGTTGTTCAGCTACCCAACGCGCGGAGTCTACCACAAATTCCGCGTAGGTTTTATATTTCGTGCCGATCTCGTCTTCGGACGGCTGGGTGCGCAGCCCCGAAGGGCGCCCCGAGTCTCCCCGTTCGGGGCCAGACGGAGAAGGCGACGTCGGAACAGTGGCCGCCGGGGTAGCGGTCGGTGTAGGCGCCGCAGGAGCTTGGGAGGACTGACTACGTAATTCGGTCAGTTCTTTTTCGAATTGTGTAGCCCGCGCTTCGGCATCCTTGCGGGCCTTCGTCAGTTCCGCAAACCGCGCCTGCCCGCGTGTTGCAGGCTTGGCCGGTTCAGCCGGCGCCGCGGCTGGTGCTTCTACGACAGGTTCCGGCTCGTGCCGCTCCATGACATCGGCCAGCGCCTCCGACGTGACTCCGACACCGCTCAGGGTGCGGCCATCGCTTGATTCGTGCGTGCTGATGGCGTTGACGTCTGGTGCTGCAACTGCCGTCTCCATGTCTCAACCCTTCTTTGGATGCAGATATTTACCGAGTCGTGCAGCGTGTGGATGCGATTTCAGCGCAGCAACATGTGACGGTTTGCCCTTCATGCTGCCAACAGCAAAATCATGCATTTGCTCATGGGTCATGCTGCCGCGAATCTTCTTCGCCATCGGAAAATTGGCACCGTGTTCCGCCGCCTGCATCAACCGCTGCTGACTCCGCGATTTACTCGGCATGATTACCTCTTGATGTTGACCGGACACAGCTCATAACTCTTCACGGTCATCGCCGCATCGCCTGACGGGCAGCGATAGAAGCAGATCTTGTTCAGGCCGTCGATCTTTTCGCCCTTCGAAAAGCACAGTTCCGTGCCCATCGCCGCCACGCCGGCCGAGAGTGCCAAAGCGCACAGAGCCGCAACGCCGAGTGTGGTAGCCTGCGCCATGATTGAACTACTCCTGATCCTCGTCATCTGTGGCGTGATCCTCTATCTTGTCGAGAACGAGCTCCCCATCTCCGCGCCCTTCAAGATCGCCATCCGCGTCATCGTCGTGATCTTCCTGATCGTCTTCCTCATGAGAGCCTTCGGCATTGGCGATGTCCCCGTTCCGCACTTGCGCTAGATACTCCTCGAGATCGACCCGTGCATCGAGCACGGCTTCACAACTGCGCGCCGCGCAGCGATAGCCCGGCCCGATGTCTAGATACAGCCGCGTGCGCATCGGCGGATCGAGGTTCAACGGCTTGAAGATGATCGGATGTTCTTGCCTCATTTGCCGTCTTTCAACAGCTCCAACTTCGCATCCAGTTCGCGGATGTCCATTGCGGCGTCAGCGACGGCGTGCCAGTCGGCGGCATCTAGCTTGATCTGGCAATAGGCCACGAGGCCGACCTTGCGGCGCTCCAGTTCCACGATTAAGCGGTCAGATGGCGGGGCAAGCGTGACGCGCGGCATCATGCCGGTTGTGGTATCCGTCGCCATCGTCGTGGCCGGGATAAACGCATAGCTATGATCGAAGGGATTACTCATGGCTGTTCCCCTTGTTGACTGGCGGCGAGTCCTGCGCCGGCCGCGGGCAAGAGCAGGCCATACTTCTTGAGGATGTCGACCGTCTTCGCATCGAACACGACGAAGTTGCGCGTCTGGCCGGCTTGGCCTTCAATGGCCCACTCATCGGCATAAGGCATCTTGAAGACTCGGCGCGGCGCTTCCGAAGTCGGCAATTTATCTAATGCGGTTTGCGCCTCAGTTGCACTGCCAAAACCGCGCAAGAAGCGGCCGGATGTGTCTTTTTGCAGCGTCCATCCACGCGAGCCCTGATCGAGATACTTGATGCCGGGGATGCCTGCGTCTTTCAGCCGCGCGGAACCTATGGCTTGGCCCTCTCGATTGGAACTTCCGGCAGCAGATACCGCCGCGTGAATTGATTCACCTGTCGGATCACGCTGCAGCCAGAGCGGGAGTCCGGTCTGAAAGTCTTCTGGCAATTTGATGGCCTTCAACGCTTTTGTGACAGCATCTTGCACTTCTGGTGTCTGCTGGCTGAACGGCTTATCCCAGTCGAGGAACTGATCCGGGTGCGCGTTGATCCCCACTTCATAGGTCTTACCTTTTGTCGATTCAGCCAATGCATGCAATTCGTCGGCTAATTGGGCTTGCGGATAAGCACGCATTGACGCATTGGCGTTGTAAACATACTTCGCCGCTTCGGCTGGCGTTAATTTTCCACTCGCCACATCTCCCACGACGCCACGGATATATGACTTCGCTTCAGATGGATATTGACTCCCCCATCCTTCGGGAAGCATCCCTGATAATTGCTTGCGATAATCAGCGGCCACTTGCGGATTTTCCGCGAAATACAACCCATGCCCGTAGGCTTGCGCCCCTTCCCCCGTCCCGATCTTGCTCGTATCGAACGCCTCGAAATCGTGTGGGCTCCCGTGATACGCCTTGATCGCCGCTGCAAACCGTGGGAATCGCTTGGCCGCCGCGTCCAGCAACCCGCCGCCCATTGGCCCGACATCCATCGCCGCGCCGACGCCCATGATCTGCTGCGGGTCATCCAGCCCGAGCAAGCTCACCATCTTGCGTAAGATGCCCTGCCCCGGCGTATCGAACACGGACACGCCCTGCGGATTGATGCTCGCCGGCAGTTCCGGCTTCTGGATAACCAGCGGCCCAGGCATCAGGCACCGCTGCCATTCGGCTGTGATGCCGCCGCTTCTTGCGCCTGCTGCGCCATCTCGGCTTCATGACTCTGCGAGCCGGCCTGTTGCGCTGCCGCTACCGTGGCATCCTGCTGCCCTTGCTGCAGTGACTGCGCGTGCTCCTGCGCCGACTGTTCGAGCGCGTGTTGATGCTCCATCCCCGCCATGCCCACTTCGTGCGCCATCTTCAAGCCCGTGGCTAGCCGCTCTTCCGCCGCTTCGGCGGCCGGGTCCAGCTGTGACTTCGAGGCCGAGATACGCGCGACGGCAATCGACGTCGCGTTCTTCATCATCTGCAGCGCCAGTTCCCGATCGGCGTCTGTGTCGGCCTTGTGCTGCGCAATCTGCAAATCGGTCTGCGCCTTGATCTTCGTTTCCTCAAGGCTCCCCATCTGCTCGGCCTGCTTCGTTTGGATGAATTGCTGCGCCTTCTGTAGTTCGGCCTGTAGCTGCTGCAGCTGCGCCTGCACCTGTGGCGGAATCTGCGACTGCCCGTTCTGGTCCGACGCGGCCTGGAGTTCCGGCGGCAGCGCCTTCCGCGCAATCTCCGCCATCTTGTGCGCGTTCGGCATCGACAACTGCTCGATGTATTCCGGCGTCAGCACGGCGGCCATCGGCGGCGGCAGATGCGGAATCAGTTCGCCCAATGCCGCGGCGCCCTCTTCCCGCTTCGTCGCCGTCGCCTTCCCGACACTCACCGTCACGGCATATCGCCCATTGTTCAGGTCGTAAAACTTGTGCAGGCCGTTGCTCATCGCTGCGAGTTCCGGCGTCACCTCAGGCGGGGAGGCTTGCGGCACGCCGGTCTGCGGATGCTCCTGATACGGCTGGCCAATCATGACCTGTTCCGGCTCATCGTCCATCCCGAGAATGTGAATAATTTGCCCTTTTTGGGTAATCTTTGGGATGATTTCCACCGCGAGCTCGCCGGCATAGATGAGCGCCCGCTTGACGTTGTCGGGATAGTTGCTGTTCGCGAGGTCGCTTTGCGCCTGCAACGCCTGCAACGCGCGCCCGCTCCGCTCATTCGGATTCGTGTTGCCGAGGCTCGCATCACCCGTCGAGGTCGTCGCCTTAATCGCATCTTCACTGACGCGCATGAGCTCCACGGCGGCCTGAATCGGCGGCTCCGTCGTATCCAGCACGGGCGGCGGGTATTCCTTCCCGTCCTGGTCCCACGCGTCATACGGCAGATAGGCGTGATTGATCGTGTTGCGTGTCTGCCAGATGGCTTTATAGTTCGCCACCGAGGCGCCCACGACCATCGGCGCGTTCTTCGGTGCGAGCGCAAAGATTTCCACGGCGCCGCTATACGTGTAGTTCACCATCCGCTGCGCGTCCATGCCCTCTTCAATCACGCCACGTAGATGCACCTTGCCATCGACGTTCAGTTCTTCACCGAGAATCGGAATCAGCGGGATGCGCGAGCCGGCCCACTCGAACGACTGCAGCGACTGCACGGCGTTGATGATGTCGCACTTCACGCTCGGCACTTGCATGACGCGCTCGGCCACGATGTCCTGCTTGTCGTCAGGCTTCGTCTCCGTCACGGTGCCGTCTGTCAGTTGATACAGGTGCCGCTTCGTATACACGATGCGGTAATACTCGGCCA